GTCAATTGTTAGCCCTACGCATGGTCGCAACTGCTATCTTGCAATGAGGGACAGCAACTTAAATTGGTTATCGTATAAGATAAACGAGCTTAAAGACTTTTTTAAACTTGATAGCAATACTATCAAGAAAGACAAGAACACCTATCGGTGCTATTCGGTAGCATACCCATGTTTTAACAACATCTATCGCACATTTTATATGGATGGTAAAAAAATAGTAACAAGGGAAATACTTGAATCGCTCAATGATCTTGCGTGGATGGTTTGGTATGTTGACAGTGGAAGAAAGAGCAAGAGAAAGGTGTATCTCCGAACACAAAAATTCGGTGAAGAAGGATCCAATATAATTGCCGAATATTTCAATTCTTTAGATTGTAGCTGTGCGGTGAAAAAGCAAAAGCAAAGGTTTGAGATAGTTTTCGACAATCGAGGTTCGCAAGAGTACTTAAAGACATTTCTCCATAGAATGCCAAATTTTTTGGCAAATGACTAGGAGGCAAAAATGACTCATAAGGATTGTAAAGACAAAGAACTGATCAAGATGGCAATTTCGGGTGACATGTTTGCATTTGAAGAAATATACATCCGCTACAGAGCATACGCCTTTAAGATTGCCAAACGACAATTAAAAAATCACCACATGGCTGAAGATGTGACACAAGAGACATTTTGTAAGCTGTTGTGCAAGTTTCATCTTTTTGTTGGCAAGGGAAAATTTAAGTTTATTCTTGCCAACATTGTTAAAAATATGTGTAAGAAGATCACGAAAAAACAAAAAATGTTAAGCATTGATGTTTTGTCCAAGATGAACAATGAAGTTTTTCTTGTGGATCTTAAGCAAGATAATCCCATTGAAAAAATGATCGAAAATGAAAAGGTTGAGGCCATCAATGCGGCTATTGAGAAGCTTTCAGATGTCTACTTGTTTATGGTCAAGGGCTACTGGTACAATGATATGAAGCTTTCGCAATTGGCTTGCAAGCTAAATCTTTCTTTGGCGACAGTAGAATCTATGATGTTTAAAGCTCTTAACAAGATGCATGAGTATCTAGAAATTGAATATTCACAATATACCTACATACACATCACGAAGGGATGACATGAGCACCAAGATGAGCCTTTATTACAGTGATTCAATGCACCTTTATTGCGAATGCATGGATGAGGACAGCGTATACATTGAAGTGAGAAAAGATAGGTTGGATTTGACTATGGAATTATCCATACAAGATTTTGCTAGATTTGCATGTTCTTTTGACCTTTTGTCGCTTGAGCGTCAGTGTGAATTATCAGACGACCAAATCAAAGGTTACTGCAAGCGTCAAGTTGATGATAGGATCAATTCGCAAGGGATTGCAGCTTTATGTGGCATTGGAGTTTACGGATCTGCATCACTTCTAAGAGAGCAGCAAGAGTTGAATGGATTTAATTTTTTTGTTTCTAGAAGGAACAAGCTAAAAAAAATACTCTTGGATATAAAAACTAAACACTCATTCCCACTTATGCTAGGACTTGAAGATATAGTTAGTGCAAACTATGACAGTTGATCATCGTTGCCAAACATATATTCAATTGCCCAGTTCGTTATGATTATCAAATGGTACAACATCATGCAAATGATGATGAACATTAATGGCTCTGTGATTATGTGCATGTTAAGTCTCCTATTACAATAGAGGAGGATTCGTGGTGGAAAATGATCAAGAATTATGGCAAAAGATGGATGATTTAAATGTCTCCAAGGTTTTTGTTCTTTTTACTGTTAAAAATAAAAAGAAAGATTCTGAAAATGTTATAATCATTCAGAGTGTAATGGTAGCTACTAATTGTGGCAAAAACGAAATTGATTGGAACAATGACATATGTAGCGAAAAGTCTTACCTAACAAGACTAATTCAAGTGGAATTTTCCAACATTGATGGTAAGATTGATGGCATGCTTGTTTACAACTGCAAATTAAGAAAAGCAGTCATTAGCGGCACTCACACAAAAAAGGTTCGGGAAAAATTCAAAAAAGAATTATAGCCAATGACATTGTATTCTATTCTTGACCTTCTTGCTTTTTTCGTTTTATACCAAGTCGTCATGATTTGCGTCGAGTTCTTCTCCGCCGAAATCTGATGAGCCACCACAGCCGCCTGATTGTTTCATTTCTTCTTCTTTGTCATGCTTAAATGCATGAGCAACATCTTGCATGTAAATTTTACATACTGACACTTTATATTCCATCCACTCTTCAGTTTGATCCTGGGGTGTAAGTAGATCAAGCATCATCTGTGCATGCTCAATGATACCTTCAAGATTGGCCTTGAGCATGTCATTGCCATCATTGGATATTTCATTGATGTTTTCATCGAAGGATTTGTAATATTGTTCTTCGTTGATTAATCCTGCAAGGTAAAGTTTATAATTCGAATTGTTTTTGTCAAACATGTTATTTTCCTTTTTTCCAAGATACTGTTTTTTCGCTCTTCTTGCGACGGATGCCAACCTTGTTGCATGCAGACAGCGTTGGACGACAAGCTGGGTATTTTCTTTCTGCTCCTTGACCGGCTTTTTTGCGCCCACAAGTTACAAGTTTGCCTTTTTTGCTGGCTTTACAATCTATCCATCCCTTGCCCTTATTTCGGTCAAACCAGCCACGGAGACCACGCTCTTTTTCAAGATCAAATGTCCCTTCTGACATTTCGGATACGCCCCAATTGTCAACCCCAACCTTGCGACACTTAACCAAGGCCCCTGAGGCGTAGGCGCTTGGCCATTTTTTGTATCTGCCTTTTACTTTATGGTAACAAGCATCTTTGCGTTCCATGAGATTAAACCATTCTTTAAATTCCATGCTCATCTCTTTATTTCAAATTTTCTTACAGAATTATTTGATCTGTCTTTTTCGCCAAGATCATGACCGGCTTGATATTCTTCATTCTTGCCAAATATTTTTATTTTTTTGTCTTTGATTCCATCATAATATCCCTTGTTAAAATCTTCTGAAACCACAATTGTCATAGTGCATGGTTTTGAATAAAGGATATCATCTGTTGTTTTGCACAAGCTTGTATTGTTGTATTTAAACTTATCATGAAGCGTGTGAGGAAAGCCGCTATATTCGCTATCATTATGGCGTCTATTCAATCTTCCGCAGCCAATACTAGAAAGCATGCAAAGTATTACAAATGTTGCTATGATTATTCTCATATTCACCCCCGTAACTATATATGTGATAAATTGTTTAAAAAAAGCCATAAGAAAAACTAGTTTAATGCATGAGAATATTTAATTGGGTATCTAAGCACTTAATACCAAGATTTTTCGATAAAATCAGAGTTGGCAACAACGAAGATGGCGGTTATGTGCTGCCTAAGATTTCTGTTGAACAATGCGATTTATGCGTTACCTTTGGGCTTGGATCAAACATAACCTTCGAGGAAGATCTTGTAAATCGTGGCATTCCTGTGATTGGATTTGATAGCGTTCAGCATACCATGCCTTCTTGGGGATCCGTCAAAGAGTTTAAGACATATTCAGATTTTTCATCGTTACCAGAAGTTCAAAAAGCATCAGCTGTTATGTTGAAAGTAGATATAGAGGGAGCCGAATGGGATCTTTTTGAAACGATTGATTTGGCGCATTTTTCTGAAAAAGTACACACATTTGTACTTGAGCTACACTTGCACTACAATCACAAAAATATACCCATTTCGAAAATTGAGAAGTTGATGGAAACACATCGTGTGGCTCATGTTCACGGCAACAACTATGGTTGGTGTATTGACCTTGTTCCCGTAAGTCTTGAAATTGTAATGGTTAACAAAAAATGGTGCGGTGAACCAGCTGTTGACACACAGAAATATCCAATTCCAGAATTTGATTGGCCCAATAAAAAGAATTCGCCAGATCTTAACTTGCCATGGTTGGATGGTAGTGTTATGGATTATAACTTTTCATGAACCAAGATAGGCAACAAAACTTTGTTGACACTGAAAGAATAAGGCTTGAGCTTGAGGAATATAAGCGATTTGCTTTTTCCAAAAACTTCCTCGCTTTAGCTTTGTCTATGGTGATGGCGCAAGCTGCGCACAATCTTGTTTCATCTATGTCGGGAGGCATCATCATGCCCATCATAAGTTATTTGGTTAACAGCACACAAGGAGATTGGCGCCTTCTTGTTTTTGACCCTACTCCTGGTCTTAAGATTGAGCTTGGAAAAATTTTTAATGGTACTCTTGAATTCATTTTCACGAGTGCATTTGTGTATGTATTTTACATTAAGATTATGAAAAAAGACCAACAAGACTTTAGCCATTAAAAACCACAATAGCTCTACGCACTTTTAATTTTATCCTTGTAACCACTTAGATCCCGATCCTAAGGAGTTTCTGTAGGATGCCAACTCCGGTATCTGCTGTCGCACAAGATTCCAATTTGATTTAAACCATGCCATGAAACGCCTCTCGGCTGCTATTGGACCAGCTTCATTAGTTGTTCCGGTATTTTGAAGTTCAAGCTCGTGAGTACATTCATGAACAATGGTTGATGCTATCTCGAGTATTGCTTCGATGCTGTCACCATGAGTTGCTAAGTGTTTTTGTATATTTACTCTGATTACATCAGATGGCTGAATCATTCGTTCATCAATACCTGGAACATATTTTTTTATGATGGCATTTGGTACCGTATTAAGTTTGTTTGTTGACATAATGTCATTTCCAAACTTCATTTTTAGATTGTTTACTACTTGTGCGCCTATTACTTTTTTATTCTCAGATGAGCTATAGAGTCCATACGCTCCTGAGGATAAGTTTGCAATGGTGCTTATATTTTTAAGAAGGGTTTGATTTGTTGCCTTATCATAAAGACGGACAAGGCGAACTGATAGCTTCGCCTTGTCGTAGACCGCATCTATCTGCCTTTCGTCCACAAACTCTGTGCCAACAGTAGATTGCTCTGAAAGCCATTCTTTGAATTTTTTCATTTGCATATATTTTATTTATATGCGTTTGATTAATTTTTAACTTGGTATTTGTATATTACCGGATGAGGCTACAACGATACCACTACCAAACTTACTATTATAGGCATTTTTTATTTCGTCCTCGGGCTCACCAAATCCAACAATATGCTCTTTTTTTATTGTTATCTTGGCATCTCTTGCGAATGGTGCATATGGCATCATTCCAACACCCTCCCTAGAAAGCCCAAATATCATAGGGTTCTTAAGGTGTACAAGGTTTCCATCATGCTCTGCTTGCGTGATGATGTCTTCCCCAGTAGTGATTTTTAAATATTCTATTTTCATTTCTTCTCCTAAAGGTTGAATTCAAGTCAATTTGTTGCATCAGATATCTGCTGTTTGCTGGTCATTAAATTGTAAGCTAGAATATGGTTTTTCCCAAATTATTTCATTTATGTTTATGGATATTTTTGACCATAACTAAATTAAATCATGGAAACAATAACAAAAGAATTTCATCAAGATGAACTTGGACAATTTAACTTTTTAGCTGAATTTGCAGCTAAAAACAAACCTAAAACAATACTTGAAATAGGCAGCGGATGGGGACTTTCAGCTTGTTCTTTTCTTCTCAATTGCGATGCAACTATAGTCACTATAGATCCACGCCAAGACTTACCAGACTTTGATCGTCGTGTAAAGATAGCTGGTGTTGAAAAAAGGATTACAAGAATAGTTGGTCGTTCTGGTAAAAACTGTGACAGTCCTCGGCACAAAAGTGAAAAATTCAACATTTTAGAAGGTATGTCTGAAAAGTTCGAACTTGTTTATATTGATGGAAGTCATGATTATGAACATGTTTTTTATGACTTGACTCATGCCTTGAGGCTTTCAAGCAGACACATCTTGATGGATGATTATTTTCATAAAGAGAATTATGGTGGTTCTTATGGGGTTTCAAAAGCCCTTTCTCAAATAGCCAAGGATAAAAAGTTTTCTTATATCGTACACCCTTTTGCCCATGGCATGGTGGAAATTTCAGTTTGTAAGACTACTTAACCTTTGCGGCCGTGTTTAAGATAATTTTGCATCTTGACAAGTCGGTAAAAGACCAATGATTTTTAAATGTGTGTGAAAGCAAAACTTCCGGGTAAAAGCACCTATAGGTTAACTCTGATGCACTATCATTTATCACAATTTTGATGTTGTGATTTGCTTGGTGTATGCGATGACCATCCATGTCCATTTTGCTATTGTGCTCTTGGAATTCATCTAATATATCTCCAACTTTATCGTATATTCCAGAAGCCAAGTCCATTGTTTTTGGCTTGCAATAATAGAAAATGTCTGACATGTAGTTTGAATGAGATCCATGACTTCTCTTGGGATACTCATAGTTGCAAGCGCTGCATCCGCTCAATGGACTGTTTGGGAATCTTTGGCCACGCATGTTGGCAAATATCATATTATTTGAAATATCTACTTCATCAAGAATAGACATGTTCATTAATGGGAACGCATCAGCACGCAATCTAAAGACAATGTCATATTTTTTCTTAGTTAAATTTTGGTATTGATTTCGTAACTGGTTTACAGCCTTGGCTGAATACAACTGCGACATGATGAACTTTGTGAAGTCATCTTTGGCAAGAAATGGCGATACGCCTCTGTTCATATAAGGTGAAACACCAGGAAACATCTTGCTTACAGAAAAATGGTCGAGCAAGCTGTCGTTGTTATCGACAAGCATAGACTTTGGCATGAGTGTTTCTGCTATGTCTTTGGAATCAACTATTGCACTTTCAGATTCATCAATCCACCTTTCTTTGGAACGACTTCCAGTCGTTGACCATGTGTGTATGAAGATGTCAACATTGGGGTTTTTTTCAACAAAGTCTTTCCACATATTGCGTCTAACTTCAAAGCTGCGAAAGTGACCATTGACTTGAAGGGCGATGCTATTTTTTTTAGGACTTTTAGATTTTAGTTTACCCTTCAATATATGCAAAGTTTCAACACATTGCAAAAACTCATGGAGAAGGCTTGTGTTGCTTTTTCTTTCCTTATGAAAAGCAATCTCCTTAGTTGTTGGAGACCTTGAGAAAATTTTTTCAAACATTTGAAAGACAAATTCTTCACTTGGTAGATTGATGTCAAAATCTTTATCGAAATTTCTATTTATTTTCATGGGTGTTATTTGTTTCATTTTGATTTTAGCCATTGTTTAAATAGTAAGAATCAATAAATAAAAAACCCACTTAGCTTAACACTAAGTGGGTTTTTATTTTTTATTCTAAAACTTTATTTTAGTTTAACAATAGAGTGTAAAAATTAAATAATAAAGTTAGCAATCGACATCCTTGCGTAGAACTTCGCACCTTCACGGAGAAGTTTCTTCCCGTACCTGGTCAAAATACCTTTGCGTGGGCAGAAGGATTCTGGATCAAGAACGACAGGAGTCTGAGTAAGAGGAACATAAGGGCAGTAGAAATATCCTGAGTCAAGATATGAATCGCCTTTATAGCCCATAAGGATCTGATTGCTTTGGAACAATGGATCTTTATATAATCTCCAACGATTGTTCACAGTTCCGACATACTGGATGCCAAGGGAGCTAGTGAATGTTTCGCTAGGAGCTGGAGCGAAACCAGCGGTTGCGGTTTCGAAGATCGAAGCAACTTCAGGAGATGTAACGATGAAGTTAGCACCACCACGAAGAGTCTTACGATGAATAACGGAGGAAATTTCAACGATCTTCACATACAAGGATTCATATTTTTCCTTAATCGTATCACCGAGGCTGGTGTTAAAATCCCAAGCAGTTACAGTACCAGCGTTTGCACGAAGGTCCTGAAGAACTTCACGGTCGATTTCAAGGTTGATTTCTTGTGCCAACACAGCAGTCAACTCAGCTTCAGCATCAAGATTGTGCTGGGATCGGAGATCTTGTTGAGCTTCGTAAGATCATACAGCCTTCAACTTGCGGGTTTTGGCAGTAATGTCTTCTGATTCAACAACAAGGTTGATTTCGGGAAGGTCTTGGTTGCATTCGAGGTTGGACTCGTAGCTTGCAACGATATGGTTTGCACCTGGATCGCTGTTCCAAGTCAAGGTGATAACACCATTGGTTAGGCCAATAGTTCCAGCAGTTGCTTTTGGGCTTGGGGTACCGATATCAACTAGGTTGAATACACCTGACGCAGAAATGTTGAATGTTTGAATAGCACCAACAGAATCATCATAGATGGTTCCAGTTACGGTTCCGGCCAAGATTGGGGTGCGTTCAAGAGTAAAGGTTGAGGTAACATCGCCGCCTGCATCTGTATGATTCTCGTTCTGTACGAACTGGTGAGAATAGAAGATGTCAAGGTTTGCTGTACCATCAGCCCTCTGCATTAAGCTGTTTGCATCATCCCCTGGGAATCCACTGTTATTATCAGCACCACGGGTTGCACCCTTGTTGGAGCTATAGCGGAAGCGGAGATAGTAAACAAGGCCGGTTGGTCCAAGCAAAGGCTGGACTGATACGATCTTATTTGCAATCAATTGTGGATAAATACGGCGTACCAATGGGATACTGATTCGCTTGAATTGCGAGATATCAGCAGTGTCGGTGGACACTTCATTGATGAGCCTTTGGTTTTCGAGAAGAACTGCGGTGGCAGCACGAGTATAACGGTCTTCGATACCTTCGAGGAGACCAGTTCTTGCCCAGCGTCCTTCTAACTCTTTTGCTTCATTAAGAAAGCGTGCGTTAGCGTTCATATTTCTGTTTACCTTTCAGTTAGAAAAATCTTTATTGAACCTTCTTGATACCCGAAAGAACCAAGATTTGGTCCAATTCTGGATTGTTGGTGGCGCTGCCATTTTCCGAAATGACAACCCCATTGTCCACAACCTTGTGTCCTCGCCCCGTTACATTCATTCCTTTTGCAGCTCTTTCATTCTGTTCTGTGATCACTTCAGATCTCTTTCTGGAATCAACCGCCCTTTTTTGCTCTGTGATCAAATCTTTAGCTTGGCGGAAACCTTCGTTTAGTTTTGTATTTTCAGTAGAAAGCCTGATGTTTCTGGCTTCCATGATTCGTAGTTGACCCTTGATATCATCAATTTGCTTAGTTGCTTCTTCCATTTTGGATGAAGACACAGCATTGATTTCGTCATCAGACATATATTGGCTAGCGAGGTCAACGATCTTGTCCAAGACGACCTTGTGTTCTGCAAGGCGTGGGTCGCTGACAATGTCTTTACGAGCTTGTTCGTAGATTTCTTGACCTTTAACTTGGAGGAATTGGTCAACCTTGTCAACAATGTATTCCTTCATCTCGTTAAGCTTCTTGTCGTACTCTTCATAGAGTTCAACTTCCACGGAGCTGTTTTTTGCCCTTTCGGACTTCAGCATCTGGTAAGCTTCTTCATATCCTTCTTCAATTGCCGACTTGTACTCATCACCTTGAATGTCAAGACGATTGCGTAAGTCTGCGATGATTGAATATGCTTCTTCATAGCCTTTTTCAGCTACTCGTTCTGCTTTCTTCATTTCGCCCGAAAGCTCGGTATAAGCTTCTTCAAGCTTTTCATTGTATTCCTTTTCAAAATCGATCTTGGCACTCTCGAGCATCTCATTGATGGCCGAGGATACTTCTTTTACATCGGATTCTGGCAGGAGCTTCTTGATTGCTTCCATTATTTTACTCATTAGCCTAACCTCACTTTGCTAGTGTTTCGTTTTAAGAAATAATCAAACAATTTTGCTTTTAATGCTTTTTGTTTGATCCTCGATAATCCCACCTAAGCAAGCAATTAACGCTTCTTTGTTAACTCTATGTATGCTTCTGCCTTCATTTTTGACAGTAGTTTCCATGGAATTATTTACAGGAGCGTAACTTTCACGCTTGCCTACAACCTTCTCCTGGAAGGCGGCGTGTGTACTTGGATCGGCAACTGCGTCAAATGTTAAGAGCTTATAGCTTTCTCCAATGACTAAGATGCCGTTCTCATTTACCTTGCCGTTGCCTACGCCACGGCTAGATATACCAACCCTAACCCCATCATTTATAAGAGCTTTAAGAATCCTTCCATGTGGGGTATTTAAAATCTCGCCTTCACCCATGAGATTGTTTCCGTCCCACCACAGTTTTGTGATGACATGGCTAGCTTTCTCAAAATGGATGATTGAATCGGTAGGATGGTCAAGCTCTCCCACAAGACCTCTAGATTCAATTACTGAAACAAGTTTTTTTACATTTTCATCGAGGACTGAATATGGATACATCCTCTTGTTTTTGTTAACTGCTTCTGCTTCTTGGAACTTTCCTTTGAATTTTGTGAGGCCACGGTCTGTAGCCTCATTTAAATCAAGCATAAAGCCACCATTGCAGCAAGAATCGACAAGTAGCATCTTGTTATCGCTCATGATTCTCCTTATTCAACTGGTTTGGCAAATCGTGCCTTGGGATGGAGTGGGTTCTGTAGGTTTGGCCAAGTGTCGTTGGATTGGAATGTACCAATCTCATCTTCGTCCTTGTCCACGCCCTTTTCGCCCTTCATGGTGAATTTAAATGGATCGGGAACATATGGGTTCGAAAGTGATGGCCATGTATGGTCACTTCCATCGTTCCCAAGTGCGTTGTGTGCCATTTCTTCTTCACCGCCGAAATCCTTTCCGTCACTCACTGGCGCCCGATTCACGCCATATTCGTCCCTACCATTAAATTTGGATGGAACAGCATCGTTTTGCTTTGCGTTCCATGCTGTGTGGGGGTGATCGCCATTAACAGATGTATGTACATCTTGGTCTTTCCATTCGCCGGAGTATTCGAGGTTTGCTTCAGCGAAATCGCTGATGTACTCGGCAATGGATTCGGCAATTTCGAGATTTGGTTCTTCAGTCTTGCTGAGTACCGCTTCGCATTCTGACATCATGCTTGCTGTTTCGGTCTTTACAACTTCGTCGCCAATATCGATGGCAACCTTGTGCATTTCAAATAAAGCCTTGTAAAGATCTGAGAAAACTTGCATGTTGATTTGTTCACTTTCATCAAGGTTTCTGTAGAACTTCCTTACGACTTGCTGAAATTCTTTATAGGAGTCCTTGCAGTCTCTGCATTCTGCCGTGATGTCACCTTTTTCTCCAGCTGCCACAGCAATTTTCCTCACCCTATCGGTGTAGGCGCTGTGTGCGGTTCGCAAGATTGCTTCAGCAATA